TTACCTGTCTATATCTTATAAGGTCAAGTAAAAATTCTCTTGCCCTTCCCGGATTTTTATCGGCGATATATTGAAGTTGCGACTCACTAACAACTCCACCATTAGCATTAATATCTAATTGAGTTTTAATAGGTATGTTGAACCCTGCAATTCTAGATGAGGAAGTTAGGGTTACACCATGCCCACTACAGTCTGCACACTTAGTAATATTAAGAAAGGGTTTTCCGTCTACTTTAGTTTTTCTATAAGCACCCACCCCCTTGCAAACATTACATTTTGTACCAATAGTATATTGTACAGGTCTTGTCTTAGCTTCCACTAAATCTCTAAAAGTATTGGCAGGATATTTTGGAGGTATTCTTTTTATACCTTCCGCATCTGTGCCTAATCCAAATGTTATATTCCAATCCTTTTTATCTATAATCTCTTTTGAGTAGATGATTTTAGATAACTGAACGGCACTACCAATATTATAAGGCGTATCTCCCATCATCTCTTGAACAGTTATCTCAATCTTTTTTTTGATAGAACTATACTCCGCATCTAATATTTTTTTTAGTTCACCTAGTGTGTCAGGATTTACATATATACCATTCCTTTCTATCTCCACTAATGTAATTAAGAATTCACACATCATCTCTAATGTAGGTACAAGAATTTTGTTACCTTCTCTTTTATAATCTAAATCTTGTTGTAGATATAAATCTTTTGTTATAGTAACATCATTACGCCCATACATTTCTAAATCAGACAAGGGTATTTTATCCATGCCTATCCCAGAATCTATAGCATTGGCAAGTGTAGCATACTTAATTCCTATCTGCCTTCTTCTGCAACATTCTGCAAGACTAAGTGGTTTTCTTTCTCCTTTAAGTAAGACTGACTCGGCAATCATAGTATCCCATAACTTACCCTCATATTTAAATCCACATTCTAATAACCAAGACAAATCAAACTTTAAGTTATGCCCTACCATTAAAGTTGTCTCATCTAAAATATGCTGTAGCTTGTCACGATTTGATTTAATATCACCATTGTAATCATCATGGTGAAAAAAGAAATATTCATCGTTTACCCCCACACTAACTAATTTGTTTTTATCATTATATGGAGAGTTGTCTCCATCTTTTGTAAATGTTGTTTCTATATCTAATACACTAATCATTTTTATCTATCCCCTCTTTTACATGGAAAATGCGTTGGATAGTCCGCCTCTCTATCTCATCATTAATATTCTGTGTTACTTCTTTTAATTCTTCAATGGATAGTTTACTCATCCAACTTTCTCTATACTCCTCTTTCATTAATCTACATACCTCGCTTTGCTAGGCATAATCTTACAAGGAATAATGCCATGCCAACCTGTTAATTTATTTTTACTAATACATAATGTTCTAGTAAAATCCTCATCACCTTCCCAATCATCCTTCTTACCTATACCTATAATTAAATCGGCTTCTGCCGCCTTACCTGTCTTACTACCCTCCATGTTGTTAAAGCTTATGTGATTTTTATCATGAGCATCACTACTCGCTTGGCATATTCCAAACATACATACATCCCTTCTACTAGCTATGTCTCTAGTTAATTTATATAACTCTCGCAATTTTTCATGACCACTATCAAACTTATTTACAAGTTCTACTTTATCTAGTTGGTCTATGATTACTATGTCAGGTTTATGTTCTTCGCAATAAGAATCTATACCCTCAATATTAAAATCCTTACAATCATACACATGAATTTTATCTCTTATCTTTTTCCATTCTGTGTTTGCTCTCTCCGGGTTCTCATCTATATGCTCTCTTGTCATGTCCGCACATGATTGTATCAGTCTGTAAACATTACGACTAGGCTGTTCTTCATTGCAAAAAATGGCGATATGCTTGACTTTTTCTTGATGTGCAAAACCATTAGCACCTCCTACCATGTTCACCCAAAAGGATGTCTTACCTGATTCTGGTCTAGCAAATATAATTGCGAAGTGTCCTTTACCAATACCCTTAACATGAGTACCTAATAAACTAGGTGTATTAAATTGAAAGAGTTTTGTGTAGTCCATCCCCTTCATAAGTTCATACAAATCTTTTGTAACTTCTTTTATTGTATCGGCGATAGATTCTTCTTTGTGTAAAAGCTTAGAGACAGCAGACAGTTCTTCATCACTAGTGCCTTCATATATCTGCAACAATTTCTGTGCAGCTTCGTGAGCAGTTTGTGATTTGTGCATTTGTTGTATGGTATGTACAACATTGTCTTTATTTATTTCTATCTTATCTAAATCTTTTATAACACCCATAGCCTTATCTCTATTAGACTGTGTTAGGGTAGGGTGATAGCTAAGATAGTTTAAATATAAATCATCATGTAGTATTTCTTTGCAGTCAGGTAGGTCATGAAATGTTTTACCAACTACTTCAAACACATCCGTTAAATTTGATAAGCTACTTCTATTTATTTTGCTTTTGTATTGGAGATAAAATTCCCTTTTTAAACATAGTTTTATTATCTTTAGTGCCATTAAATCGTTCATCTTTTTCCGCTAACCTCTCAAATCTTTTTGTAACATTCTCTAATCTCTCACTTAATTTAAAAATATTTATTGCTTCTTCATTAGTCATCTATATCCTCCTCAACCCTAACTCTTGCTACCCTATCTTCCATAAATGTGGTGGCGTATGTGTTGTACTTTTGTAAGGTCACTATATCTTTCCCTAAAGATTGCATTGCTTTTTTCTTCACAAATACATCCACATCAACTACATTAGCAGGAACTTTAAATCTATACTCTATTTCAATAGTAGCCAGTATATTTTCTGGTTTATTAGCCATTACTCATCTCCTTTTTTTCATAGGGTTTATCAGGTAGTTCGGATAGTATTTCTACAGGCTTAGTATCCTTACTTAATAATTCTACATTCCTACCTAACTTAGCTGTTATAACTTCCTTAATTAATTCAGCAGTCTCTTCTTTAGAAATCTTAAATGGTCTTATAGGATAGTTAAAGAAGTGTGACTGATACCCTGTCTGAGATATATAAGGTACTGTAAATTCTGGTTTTACTTTATGACTATCTTTATCAGGACTATCGGCGATAGAATGAATTTCATCCCTAGTCATCTTACCTTCTTCCCATAACACATCGTACTCTTCTAATTTTTTATTGTGAAATGTAAGATGGTAACCCCAATGCTCAAACTCACTTCTAGTTTCTTCATTGTATATGACCCCATAATCTGATGTTAGTTCTATGTGTGTAGGGAAACCTGCCACAGCTACCTCACCTTTGAAATGTATTTTACTATACCACCCCATCTTTTTTATCCTCTCTTTCTTTTTGTATCATCTTAGATTTCTTGTCTGCTAACATATTCTTATCCTTAATAAAATCATCAACTGACATATTAAGATGTCCTGTTCTATAGTGAAATAATTGCTCATTCTTATCCTCAACCCTTCCCTGTAAAAATTGTATAAACAATTCTTTCTCTGCTATATCCTTAGTAAGTTCCTTTATTATTTTTTTAAATTCTCTTGCTTCTTTTCTCCACTTTTCTATCTCAAGTTCACTTTTTGTAGCCATTAGATTAGCAACTCCTTTATCTTTTCTGTTGTTAAATATTTTAAATCTTTGGGTATGAGTATTATCCTAGTGTCAATACTATAGCCTAGCTTTTTTTGTATGTCAAAGGTCTTCCCATTTGCATCTGGGTCTAAGCATATAAATACTTTCTTAAACTTACTCCTAATAAAATTAGCATGGTCATCAGTAAGTGTAGTACCCATGATTGCAACGCCTGTATGTATCGCCGATACACTACAAGCAGATACACAATCCTCTACTATAACTGCTGTGTCTGTTATGTTACCTACAACAAAGGGAAACTTACAAGTATTATATTTAAACCATCTTGGATTTTTATTAGACAATGACCTACCTACTGCACCATAAACTATACCATCAATGTCTATAAGAAAGACAACTCTATCTTGCTTAACATCATAAACAATCCTAGCACCGCACTCGTAAGGACTAACATTGTATGCTGATAAATACTTCATAGCATTTGGATTAGGATATACAGATACAAAAGACTTAGGTATTTCAAAAGGTTTAGACTCACCTGTATCTTTTTTATTAAACACATATCGCATTTCTTCTGCGGTATATCCCTGATTATCTCTACCCTTATGTTCACAAGATACATGAAAACAATTCCACATTAATTTACCATTGAGTTTTCTTATGGATAAAGTATTTCTATTTAAACAAAGAGGGCAGTCCATTCTTAGACTACCCCCTTCCTGAATATTTAAATATGTATAGTCAGCATTTTTCAAATCAGTTGACTTTATTAATATCTAATAATTGACCTGTAATATTTCCCATCTGCTTACTACCCTCGTAAAATCCTTTTAGGTATTGTTCCTCTACTACAGCATCTATAATAGATTGTAAGCTGTCTCTAGATTCTTTACCTATTACATTAATAAGATGTTTACTACTTAGCATATCTTTAAGTACGTCTAGTTTAGTTCTCATGTTTAACTCCTTTCGGTAAATTACCTATGCTGAAATCAAATTGTCCTGCATGGTATAATAGTTTAGCTGTATCGCCTATCTCTAGTGGTATCTTGTTTAAAGAAAATAACCTAAAGTGTTTAGACTTTTCTAAGTACCTTACCTCATACATACTACCACCAAACTTAAGTAACTTTATACTGTCATATCTGATAGATGTAAAGTCATGCGGCTTCTGCTGATATTTTAGATACTTCTTGTTATAAAATTCTTTACAACACATACCTAAATCATTGACTGATATCGTAGCCATTCTATCGCCGATAGTTTTTATCTCACCATCAACAATAGACTTGTATTGTTTGACATCAAACCTAAAGATACCCTCTCTAAATGTGCCTGTCTTCTTCTTTATAAAACCACAATAGAAAAAGCCATTACCAACTGCATCTTTAATAGCATTTTTGATTGGCTTATCTAGAATGTTACTGTTTACTATTTGCATTGCTCTTACCCTTTCGTAAGTCATAACTGTGTGTCATAAATAGTATTGGCTTTGAAGTCTTATTCCAACACAATCCACAGCTACCACAGCTACTTGTTTGACCTGCTTGTTCTGGACAAATGATACCATTCTTAGATATCTTATCTGAATTAGCAGATAGTTTATATCGAGGATAGTTAGAAAATCTTACTGACCACCTATCCCAGTTATCTCTATTCATCTGTGCAATTCTATCGCCGATAGATTCTTTAGGTGAATGAGCGGTATACCCATAACAGGCTATGTTAGGATATTTGTCAAGCCATTTGACCCATTGCTCAACATATTTTATGTCAGGGAAATCCCCTAAGACATGGAGTCTGATTAATATTCCATAAGGTTTTGTATTAAGATAGGCTAATTCCTTATCCATTCTCTTTATAAGGTGGCTATCATACTGTAGTCTGTGTGCGAAGGGCATTGTGTTACCATAACAATCGTACCAATGGACACAGGATTTAGGACAGGTTGCCCTCTCTTCTAGAGTAACAGTATAAATGCGTCTGCCTGTATGCCTACCCTTACTAACCCACTTACCTAGCTTCTTATTTGTGCTAGGCTTAATGACTTGATAAGGGTAATCTCTCACCCCGAAGACATTCGCCTTATACCTAGTTCTATTTATTATCATGGTATATAGGTATCCAAACATTATCACGCTTAACAGCGTACATATCGGATACTAAGACAGAGCCGTAGTCTCTATCACTTTCATTATACATAATAGGCACATCACACAATCGTATATTTCTAGTCTTATACCCATCTATAATTTTTATCTTACAGTTAGGTAAAACAGAAGAGACACCTCTCGGTTTTGTAATTACTATATCATTCTTTTTCAAGTTCTTTGAAGTTATCGTATACCCCACCACCATGTCAGTCCTCCTTGTAGTTGTTGTTACTATATTTAGCATTGTACTTACCTTTCATTTAAGTATATCGAGGGTAGTTTTCACAGGGAATTATCCTCGCGGCACTACCCAAGCCGTCTTAATGTTCTTAGCGTTGCGTTTCCAAATACTAGGCATAGCCTGATAGGTACGAACCCTAAGAACGAAATGGCATACACCTCCAAGCACCTCTAGTATTTAAGTAAAGTACCTATGCGTGGGTTACTTCTACCCTACTTTGCCTATAGGTACTTTACTTAAATTATTATCTGCGGTGAAGGGCTTTTAATTTTATATAGCTAATAGCTTTTTAGCCTACTTCAAAAACCTTAGGAGTGAACTAACAAGAAAAATTCTACGCACTCACTCACCACAAATATTCTATCGCCGATACACTCTTACCTTATCGCCACTCCTAGAGGGCAAGTTAAGTATGTTCCACCCAACTTCAAATGCCTTAGAAGTCAGGGAGTAGTCGTACCAATACATAGTGTATCGGCGATAGTCTTTAGACAATAAGAACATCTTTTATTATCTAATCTTATAGTATATTAGGTGTGACACTATGTCAAGTAACCACACGCTTTACATGATATTATATCCATGTTATACACATAATGTCTCTCGGGGGGGTACTACCCCTAGCCTAGTTAGCTTTCTTATCATCTATCTTGAACATAATATAAGCTTTAAGTATATCATAGGCTTCTCTAAATCTAGCTTCATCCTTATTAGCTGATGCATCATTCATTTCCTTTAGTAGGTTATTGAGTTCTTCCATAGCTTTATTATTAAGTGCTAGTATCTGTTGGCTTACAACTTCGTCATCTTGCATAGGCATCTCCTTTTTATATCGCCTATAGTTAGGCTTCTGTTATTCTATACAGACATCTACCCTTATGTTTAAGGTGTGTCTGATTGTAGTCTATATTAGATTTAAGATATATCTTTTCTTTATCCTTGTTTTCAACATAGCATCCACAATGATACCATGTCTTTTCTTTACCAGACAATGAACTAATATATTTCTTTAAGTGTGTCATTGTTTCTTTCTCCTAGTATTCATACACTATACCCCCGATAGATTTGTATGTAAAGTATGACAGCCTTGCGTTTATAGCAATGGTCACATTGGCTAGTAGACCCTATACTTAAATATAATAAAGGGAGGGTAGTCATGAATGTTTTTTCAAACACCAAGAAGTCTATTTCTTTTTTTCTTAATATGTTTAGTAATGATAAATTGTGTACTGATAATATCAGACAATTTGTTGAGCAAGAATATAGACCCATTGATAGGTCGTGGGCAAATTATGAAATTAAGAATAGAAAAGATAAACCAACAACATTAATGTTTAAGTAGAGGTAACCCTATGCGACATCCAATATGGGCAGGTAATACTGTACCAAATAATAAAAGTAAGAGAGTATAATTGCTCTTTAATTTCTGG